GCAAGTATGCGGATGGCTTGAGAGTGCGCTTGATGTTGCAGCTCTTGATGCAGCACTTGATTCACAGATCGAGAATCAGAAAAATCCACCGATTGTGCAATTGCCTTTGCCATGAAATCAAAATAATTTGTAAATTAGCACAAATTTTAATTTATGACTAATCAACAATTGATTCAAACTGCAAATCTAATCGGAGCTTACATAGGTGAGCAGAAAACCAAAACTCAGAAAAAGCTATTTAAAATCTATGAGAAGTTAAAACCTTCTATAGACAAATATCAGGCTGATCTGGAGGATTTAAGATTGGACAATGCCTCTGTAGATGAAAAGGGAAATCTCATATTAGATGAGAAGGGCAATTATAAGTTTAATAAAGATGGCATAAAAAAACTTAACAAAGAGATTAAAGAACTTGCAGAGAAAGAGATTGAATTTAAAGTAATTGATATAGTCAATCCTGATGGATTAGAGGACTATTGGTTTTTAGAGGGATGGGTAAACGGAGTAACATTTAATAAACCAGATGAGGAAAATATTGAACTATAGTATAAACTTTATCAAAAAGTTTATATTCAGATTTGAGGGCAAGAATTATAATGATATTGAATGGATAAATAATCCTAATGATCCTAATGCAGGTTTGGGATAAATTATTAAATATGAAAAAAATATTTATCTTTAGCCTATTCTTAACAGGATGCCTTTCTGAGAGAAAACTTGCAGAAACCTGTGCTGAAAAATTCCCTATTAAAGAGGAAATTAAAGAGGTTTTAGTGGTAGATACCATTCAGGCAGCTCCTGATACCATTCTGGTTCATTTTAAGGACTCTATTTTGCCTGTAATTTGTCCACCAAGCAAAACCATTACCTTAACAAAAGAGGTCATTAAAACGCAGGAAAATACTGCTAAAATCGAAGCCTTGAAAATGAGGCATCAAAAGGAGATGGAATCCCTGCATAGAGATTACCAGAACCATGAGGCTGCTCACATTAAAGAGGTTGAAAAGTTAAAGAAAGATTTAAACGATGTGGAAACCAAGTTGCAAAGAGTGAGGAAATTTAAACTTTGGTTTTACTTACTTGTATCTGGATTAATAGCTATTTTTGCAATTCGTAATAGTTGGTTAAAGTTCCCTCTGTAAGTACAGGGGGAATTTTTTTATCTGCCAATTAATGTTATCATTTACATTTTTAAGTACTTAAAAGTGTAGCAAGTTGCACTTTTCGACACATATCGTATAGAATATAGACCAAAAATCATATTATTTGGGCGATATATTGCACATTAGTGAGCCGAATAAATTTGCTAATCGGCTCAAAAATAAATTTTGCCATTTAACAAAGGGTTTATATATTTGAACCCTAAACCAATTATTATGCAAACAGTAAAAATCAAAGGCAAGGACTATGTTCCTGTACATGAGAGAATCAAATGGCTCAATGAAAATTATGAGTATAACATTGAAACAGACTATCAGTATTTCGCTGAGAGGCGAATGTGGGTAGTAAAAGCCAAACTCACAATTAGTGGAGCTGACAGAGATTACATCTACACAGGTCATGCTCAAGAAATCGAATCAGACAATTACAGAGAAGTAAATCACACATCAGCATTAGAGAATGCAGAAACCTCTGCAGTAGGTAGAGCCTGTGCTATGGCTAATATCGGAATTGACACAGGCATAGCATCTGCTGATGAAGTAGAGAAAGCCATTAACCGAACCAAAGAACCCATTGATGAAGTAGGCGAGGAAAACAGATTGTACCTGCTAACACTTTTAGAAAATACAACCTATGAGGAAAGGCAAAAGGAGCAACTTGCAATAAGGATCGGAGCATTAGTAAAGAACGAGGATTTCCAAAAGGCTCTGCTAAACCTACAGGCAAACCAGATAGAGGATAAAGATAGAATTGCAATGGGCATGAACTACTCTCAATCTGACATTAAGAAAACTTTAAAACGCAAAGAGAATGTTGGATAAATACAATGACCACTACCAAAGGATGATTAAATATCTTGAGCAGCCTCTCCCGAAAGAGCCAGAGGAGCTCATTGAGAGATTAAATAATCTATCCATCCTGATGACCAGAGCAGGTAATTACATGACTGAATGCCAATATAGAATAGATGAGGTTGTAGATATTGAGTGCAAAGTGAATCTGGAGCTATTAGATAAATTCTCAGCCTCTACATTCAACATGATGATCAAAGCAAAGGCAAAGGATTGGAACAGGCTAAAAACAGGATTTGAGAGGTGCTGCTCTGCTGCAGTACATCAGATAGATGCAATCAGAACTTTAATCTCATTTGAAAAAGCAAAAATTCAAATATTATGAACTCTTACCAACTACTACCACCACAGGAAAGAATGCTCATTATGGCAAAGATTTATCATCACATTTGGTATTCAGAAAGTAGATATTTCGAGATGCTAAATATGTTAGATGAGTGGGATAAGAACCCAACCAAAGAGGCTAAATTTTTAAATCAAATAACAGATGGAACAGAACTCAACGAAACCGAACTTTGCTAAAGGTATTTTCTTGACTAAGAAACAAGGCAAAAAGGGAGAATTTTTAGAACTCTCTATTAAAAATGGAGATGCATATGATAAGTATGTATGTTTTCTCAGTCAGAAAAAAGACAAATTTGGAAATGAGCAATTTACTATTTACGAAAAAACTAAAAACGATCTACCATTTTGAAACAGACAGAATCAACTAAATCAATTACGAGAAATTTTATCCAATCTATCATCAAGGATCATTACGAGATGATCGGTAAACTTGAGAAACTATTGGATCAATTCCCTGTAGTTGAGAGGATAGCAAGGCATAAACGCAGACCTGCTGAGGAAATAATCATGGCAGTTAACGAGGTATTTAATACGGATTGCACAGAGCATAGCAGGAGGCAGCGAGTGGCTGATGCGAGGCATTGTGCGGTGTATATGCTCAGACAATATACTGACCTAACCCTTAAGGAGATAGGGGAACAGTTAGGCTCAAATGGGCATCATACAACAATTTTACATAGCATAAAGACCTGTAAAAACCTGATTGATATTGATGAGCATTTCGCAGAAAAATACAGTCAGACTAAAATTTTATTGGATTCTAAATTGCAATTAATTTAGTATATTTGTTCTGAGGATGCAGCCTCGAATTAAAAACATTAATTTCCCTGATGGGTGCGGAACTGCATTTCCAATCCCTTCAGGGATTATTATTTATGAACACAGGTCAAATAATAAAAAGTAGGTCAACTGAGCGGTTCACTACTTTGCCAAACGAGGTTTTAAAAAGTAAAAAACTATCTCTTGAGGAAAAAGGGTTTTTAAGTTTCCTATTGAGCCTACCATGTGATTGGGTTATTTACAGGCAGAATCTCTACAATGAATTGCCAGACAAGAAAGGAACTATAGACAAGCTGTTTAGAAACCTACAGCAGAAAGGCTATATTCTTAGTGTAAAGGTGCATGATCCTAAAACAGGGAGATTTGTAGGTTGGAATCATGTTGTGTATGATATACCTGCCGAGATTTACAAAAACCGACAGTCGGTGAACCCGATCTCGGAAATTCCCGATCTCGGTAAAAGTGCCCCTATACTAAATACTAATAATATACAAAAGACTGATGTTATACAAAAGACTAAGAATATACAAAAGCCATCACTCTCTGAAGTTGAGGATTATTTCTTAGAAAAAGGCAGTACAGTAGAAAAAGCTAAACAGGCATTTGAATATTATGAGGTTGCGGATTGGCATGATTCAAAAGGGAAACCTGTAAAAAATTGGAAACAAAAAATGTTGTCAGTTTGGATAAATAATTCTAATTTTAAAACTAACTTTAACAAACCAACTAAAATGCAAATGTATGAGGACTTATTTAACAGAGTCGCAGCTAATCTCAAAAGCGAGGAACAGTCCAAAACTGATGGATTCGGATTCTCAGGATATATTGAAAATAATCACTAAAGGGATGATCCTATTAGGGGTAAAAGGTGAAAGGCTGCCTTCAGAATTTGAGTTAAACTACATATCAAAAATGATGAAGGTTGATTATGCTAACCTACCTATAGGAGAGTTTGATCTGGCATTTGAGCTGTGTGCTAAAAACAAATTGGATGAGGTTGCGGAAACTTTCCAGAACTTTTCAGTCCTTTACCTAACCAGAATGATGGGCAGCTATGCCAGATGGGTTAGAGCTAATTATGTTCCTGAGCCTATCCCAGAAACAAAACAAATAGAAGCTCCAAAGGTATCTGATGATGAAATCCTGCAGACATCATTCGAGATATACAAGAGAAATAAAGATTGGGAGCATATTTTCAATGGGTTGAGATGTTTTAAAATTCTGCATAGCAGAGGATTAATAACAGACTTTGAGGGAACTCTGGAAAGAACAGAAAAGGCTATTAAAGAAAAGTTTAGATATTCAGATCATAAAGAGAAAAAGCAGATGAAAGAGATTCTTGAGGATGATGAGCAGATGGAATTAAATTGTCGCAGAATGGCAGTTGCTGAATATTTCAAAACTTTAATGTAACTTTATGAGGTGTAAGATTTGTTTAAAAATTTATACTGTAACTGAATACAATGGCAAAACAGGTAGCAAAGAGTGCCCACATTGCAGGTTTAAACCTGACATCCACAAAGGAACTGTCAGCCTCAGAACTTACAAAATGGGCAAAGCAGTATCTGGAAAAACAGGGGGTAAGACTCAACAGGGTTAATAATATCCCTGTCAGGAGAAGAAAGGGAACTATTGAGAAAGGATGGGCAGACCTGCAAGGCTATGATTCAAAGGGTATTTATGTTGCAGTTGAAGTTAAAAAAATCGGAGATACAGTAAAGCCAGAACAGGTCAGTAGGTTGCACGATGTTGCTACCTGTGGGGGTAAGGCTTACATTTGTACAGAGGATGAAGGCAAACCCATTTTAATTGAGTTTGGTGAGTTTGGAGAGTTTGCGTAATGAGATACTCACAGAGTTCTGGAGCAGTAGAGAAGTGAATGAGGCTATCTCTAAGATGAAACCTGTGGAGTTGCAGGAGGATTTGAAAAGTGAGGTTTTCCTAATTTTGGCGGAGTTGGATCAGCAGAAATTAGTTGATCTGTACGATAGGAAACAATTAAGATTTTACATAGTCAGAATAATGCTGAACTTGGTACAATCTACAGATAAAAAATTCTATAGAAAGTACAGGGATTTTGTGGAGTGGGTTGAGATAGAAAAAGAGGATGTAAAAGAGATAGATATAACAGAGGGAATATTAAACCATGTGGAGGGACTTTATTGGTATCAGAAAGAGATTCTCAGATTGTATGCATTCGAGTTTAACGGAAATGCCAGAGAGCTGAGTAGAAAGACAGGGATTCCATACATGAGTATAATAAGAACTCTAAACCAGACTAAAAATGAGCTTAGAAAGAAAATCAGAGGATAGCATAGTGCAGGAGGTTATAGATAAATTCTATAACAGGAGTGAGGCAGGAATCAAAAAATATGGGACTACTCTGGATAGGGATGATCTAAATTTGACTCAATGGCTAAACCATTTACAAGAGGAGTTAATGGATGCCATATTGTATATTGAAAAACTTAAAAAATGATATTAATAGCATCTGTAATGTTTGCTCTGTTCTTTACAGAGATACATATGTTCCATATGAAATGGAAACTAAATTTTAAGCCATTTAACTGCTCCTCATGTCTGGCTGCATGGGTAGCACTTTTACTACTCTTTCTGCCTGATATATTCACTCAGATTGCATTCTATATGTTTACTGCAGGAGTGGTAGCTCCATTGGCAAGAAATACAATGATCAAATTATATAAACTTTTAATATGAAACAAGAACACAAAGAATATTTAGAGGAACATATTGGCAACTACCATACTGTCCAGAATGGATATGTAAGAAATCTGGACATTCATTTGCTTAATATGTATGAGCACATTTATAAATCATACATTGATCCTCAGTTTGTTTTAACTAAATGGTGCAGCAGTTGCGTAATGGAAATGCTCCAAAGACTCTACAGGTATTATCTCAGTTTGCCTCAGGAGGTAGTTCAGGATTTGCCAATTGTACAAGAAACTGTACAAGAACCTGTACAGGAAAATGTACCTAAAAAAAGAGGCAGACCTAAGAAATGAGAATATTAGCCATAACGAGTAAATTCTCAGGGGTAGGTTATCATCGGATAATGCTGCCTTTGGTGCATATGCAGAAAGACTACTGCCTGATCACAGATACTTTGAGTGAGGAAATAGTTGCAAAAGGTTGGGACATATTCCTGATGAATAGGTTTTTGGCTGATATAAATATTCAGGACATCATAGATTGGCGAAAAAAATATGGATTCAAATTAGTAGTTGATAATGATGATTTTTGGCAGCTTGATCCAACTCATGTACTTTATCACAGATATGAGGCTAATGGCATAACAGACAGGATTCTGCAATATATTAAACTCGCAGACTTGAATACCTGCACTCACGAAAGACTCGCAGAGGCAATCTATCAATATAATCCTAATGTAGATATTTTGCCTAATGCCCTGCCATATGGAGAGGAGCAGTTTCTGGACAATAAAATAGAATCAGATAAACTCAGGTTATTCTGGGCAGGTAGCGGAACACATGAAAAGGATTTAAAGATTCTAAAAGAGCCTCTCAAAAGATTGATTGGCAAGAATGTTAAAATGATATTGGCAGGGTATAATGAGAGCGAGGGGGACATTTGGAATTACATGGCTTATTATTTCTCTGCAGGTAGAAAACTTGATACTCACATTTACAGATACACAGATGTTACCAGATACATGGCAGCTTATGCAGATTCTGATGTGAGCCTGATTCCTCTGGTTGAATCTAAGTTCAACGGAATGAAATCAAATCTCAAGGTTCTGGAAACTGCTGCTAAAAAGAATCCTGCCATAGTTTCAAATGTCCATCCTTACAAAGATTTGCCTGTTTTGTATGTTAATAAGCAGTCAGATTGGAACAAACATATCAACTCATTACTCAGGGATGAGCAGATGCGAATAGGCTTAGGTCAGGAGTTATTTGATTATTGCTCAAAACATTACAACTTTAAAGAGATAAATTCTAAAAGAAACAGCATTTATAGTAAACTACTCTAAATGCCTGTCATCAAATGCAGCAACGGAAAATACAGAATCGGAACAGGATCATGTATTTATGAAACTGAGGAGAAAGCTCACAAAGCATGGGCAGCCATCAGAGTTGCAATGGTTCAGTCCTATACGGATTACCCACAGGCTGCAGTAAATGCTGCAAAAAGAGCAGTAGCATGGGCAGAGAAAAATGGTTGGGGAACTTGCCTGACTCAAACAGGCAAAGCCAGAGCTAATATGTTAGCTAACAAAGAGCCCATTTCCAGAGAAACAATTTCAAGAATGGCATCATTTGCAAGGCATTTGCAATATAAAGATGTTCCATATTCTAAAGGATGTGGAGGCTTAGCTGTTGATGCATGGGGCGGTCAGGCAGGAATAGAATGGGCACAAAGAAAATTAAACGAAATTGACAATAAATGATTTAGAAAAAATGGAAACCAAAAACTCAATAATTCCCACTTTCAGCTTTGATCAGTTTACTAAAGAACCTGTCAAGGCTTTTTTATTGATTACCCTTGTAGGGATCAGCTATTTGTATGTAGATGGCAAAATGCAATATAATGAGCAAATAGCAAAACAAGGTCAAAAAATTGAGCAACTTGAGGCAAAGATTGATATTCTTTCTGCACAGCTAAAAAGATCGGACAGCCTTCTATCTGCTGCTGCATCTAAACTTTTGGTTTTGCAAGAATTAGGAAAAATCAAATGAGATACATATTAATGATATTATTAATGTCATGCAATACCGATAATAAAAAGATTATCGTAAATAAAGACATTGAAAAACCATTGTATGATTCTGTGATAAAAATGCTGCCAATTACTGAAAAAATAATTATTAAGAAAGAGAGGCAAATAGTATATAAATTTCAACAGGCAGAGAAAAAAATTGTAGAATTACAAAAAGAAAACGAAAAATTAAATGAATTATCTAAAATAACAAAAACAGTTATTGTTAGAGATACCATTTATATCAAAGAGAAAACAAATTTTTGGGGTAAAAAACGTATCAGCACAGATAGTTCAAGCTCCATTGACTCAACAATAATAGAACAATGAAAAAGCTAATAGATTGGGCAAAGGGTTTTTTATCAGACAAAGGAGAAGCATCAAGTAAAAGATTGGTAGGTTTAGTCTGTGCAGGTTTTTTGTGTTGGACTCTTTATGAGAATCATAACTCAGAGCATACTCCATCTGATGCATTGGTGTGGGCAGTTGCAGGATTAGCAGCAGCAGCCTTAGGATTTACTTCATATGAAAAAGCTATAAATAAAAAAGATGAAACTAAGTGAGCATCTGGATTTAGTAGAAGTAACGAGGAGCGAATCAGCCAAGAGGAGAGGGATTTCTAATATGCCTACAGAGGAGCATACCAAGAATCTTAAACTCATAGCTGAGAAAGTTTTCGAGCCTATTAGAGCCAATTTCAGGCAGCCTATCCGTATTAGTAGTGGTTACAGATCACAGGCATTAAATGCTGCTATTGGCGGTGCAATGAAATCTCAGCATAGTTCTGGGGAGGCACTTGACATTGATATGGATGGAACTGATATTAGTAATGCAGAAATCTTTAAATTTATAAAAGATAAATTGGATTTTGATCAATTAATCTGGGAGTTTGGGACAAAACAAAATCCTGATTGGGTTCATGTGAGTTATTCAGCCTCAGGAAAGCAGAGGAAACAGGTTTTGAGAGCTATAAAGGAGCAAGGCAAAACCAAGTACATACCATATGCAGACTAAACGCAGGAGGTTATTTTTTGACATAGAAACGAGTCCTAACATTGGATTATTCTGGGAGGCAGGTTTCAAAAAGAATATTGACTACTCTAATATCATAAAAGAGAGGGCAATTATTTGCATTTGTTACAAATGGGAGGATGAAAAGGAAGTTTACGGACTCCATTGGGATAAGAAACAGAACGATAAAAAAATGCTTGAGGAATTTATCAAGGTGGCAGACCAATCACATGAAATGGTTGGGCACAATGGAGATAAATTTGATTTGGCATGGATCAGAACCAGATGTCTTTTTCATGGGATTGATATGTTCCCAAAATACACAACCATAGATACTCTCAAGGTTGCGAGAAGTAAATTTAGATTTAACTCAAACAGGCTCAATTACATAGCTAATTATTTAGGCATTGGCAGTAAGATAAAAACAGAGTTTGATCTCTGGAAAGCAATACTATTGGATAGTGATCAGGCAGCAATGGAAAAAATGATTAAGTATTGCAAAAATGATGTAATTTTATTGGAGAAAGTTTTCAAGCATTTGAACAATCATATTGAACCGAAAACTCACTATGGTGTTTTATTTGGTCAATATCGGGGAACTTGCCCTGAGTGTGGTAGTGATGATATAGTAAGAAATGGGGTGAGGACTACTGCAACAGGGGTTATTAAGGTTATGTACAAATGTAAAACTTGCAATAAAATGCATCAAAAGACTGACAAATGATACCTAAAAAAGTTAACAAAATGAGCATTGAAGAACAGGAGGTTTTTCTGGTAAAAAAACTACAGGAGTTGCATATTAAGGAAAGCATTTACAGGAGAGCATTAGCACAGGTGAGGGGGAAACATAAATTAGAAGTTTCAGATTTGGAAAGACCTGATCTGTTAGAAATGAAAGATGAAGTTAAAGCTGCATGATAGAGTAGAGCCTAAGATTAGAATTAAATACCGAAAACTCGGTAAGGAGAGGGTATGGGGCATAGCTCATAGTGATGGCTTAATAGAGATTGATCCATCTATCAAAGGGAAAAAGCATCTTGAGATAATTATCCATGAAATTCTGCATTTATTATGGTTTGAGGCGAGTGAGGAGGAGATTGAAAGAAAATCCATCATCCTGACAAAGGCTCTCTGGAAAGAGAATTATCGGAGGGTGGAAATAAACGAGGATTTGCCTCTGCAAGATGGAACGATATGAAACCTCACACGAAAACATACATGAAATATTTCGGATATGGAATTGATGATTTCATTGGGTGTGAAGTATGCGGTAATAAAGCTGTTGACATTCATCATATTGATTGCAGGGGTATGGGTAGCTCAAAAGATAAAGACACGATCCAAAATCTGATGGCAGTATGTCGGATGTGCCATGAGAGATATGGGGACAAGAAAGAGCATACAGAATGGTTAAAACAACAACATGAACTATTTATAGAAAGATATGGGAAAGTTTACTGATAAAGAATTTTTGCGAGTAGAGTTAGAAAACGGAATTAGTCTGGAAAATCTGCAGTTTCTGGATTTGGCTAAAAATACTATAGCTCAACTCAATGGTTACGGAACAACTGTCATAGATTACGGATGTGGAGTTGGAGCATACGCAAAGGCAGCAATAGAGGCAGGATATAAAGTAGAGGCTATTGAGAAATTCAAGGCTCACAGGGACTACCTAAAACAAAGGATTCCAGAGCTAAAAATCATCAATAAGTTAAAGAGTGTTGACATCATGCTATTTATCGAAGTAGCGGAGCACATGACAGATAATGAGATATTTGCCCTATTTGAACAGGCTACTCCTATCTGGATATTATTCAGCAGCACTCCTCATAAATCTGCTAATGATGAGCAATGGGGGCATATAAACATAAAACAACCTCAGGAATGGGATGCATTTTTCGCAACAGTTGGTTACAGGAAACACAAAGATTTAACCCTCCCTACAGAATGGAGTAAAATTTATCAGTTGATATGAAAAAGGGTGCAGATAAAGTAAAAGTTACATTTGGGAAAAGAAAGAAAGGAAAGGCTCAAAAATCATTTAATAAACATGACAGAAAAGAAAGAACCTATAGGGGGCAAGGTAGGTAGACCTACAGAATACAAAGAGGAGTTCTGCCAGATGCTCATAGAACATATGAGTGAGGGATATTCATTCGAGAGTTTTGGTGGAATTGTCGGGGTTTCTGAGAGGGTTTTGTATGATTGGGAAAAAAAATTTCCTGATTTTCTGCACTCCAAAGAGATAGGAACGCAAAAATCTATGATATGGTGGGAGAAAATAGGGCGAATGGGAATGATCAATGAGATACCATTTTTCAATGATAGAATCTGGAGACTCAACATGATTAATAGATTTAGGAGTAAATGGTCAGATGGGACTAAGAACGAAAACAACGATAAAGTAAAAACTGAAATAGTTGTCAGATACGGAAATAAAACAGATAGACCTGTGGCTACCGATAGCTCATCAGACTCAGCAGAAAGTTCTGGATTGTGATGCGAGGTTTATAGTTCTGATGTGCGGAAGGCGGTGGGGGAAAAGTGTGATCAGTCAATCCCTTGCTATAGATAATGCCCTGAATGGAAAGCTCGTTGCATACATTACTCCTACCTACCAATTAGCTAAAATATTCTATGAGGAAATCGGCAGCAGATTGGATGCTGAATATGTAACAGGAAACAAATCTGATCTGGTATTTAATTTTTTCTCTGGGGGATCAATCAGGTTTTTTACAGGTGAAAGGTTAGATAATCTTAGGGGACAGAAATTCCATCTGGCTATCATAGATGAGGCATCCTATATCCCCAACCTTGAGAATGGGTGGCTCAATGCTATCAGACCAACCCTCACAGACTTTAGAGGAAAGGCTATCTTTCTGTC